CTGTTGAATGGCTTCCCACTCTTTCTGCTGGCGATTCTTTAGCTTCTCGTACTTGCTTGGAGCATTGTCGGATGACTCAACCGGACTCTCAGACTTTGTCGTTGTTAAAGAACTATCACCTTTTTTATCCTCGACTTTGGCCGGGGAAGGCGAATTTTCTGTTTTAGGTTCTGCCGTCGACGTGGGGTTCGACTCGATCTTCTCCACTGGTTCCGACGTTGGTTCCGTTTCCGCTTTAGCTTCCACTCTCTCCGGAGGGATAATCCCATCCTCAATCATGGCCGCTCTTCGTAACGATTCCTCGGTCAGTTCTATTACATCACCCATGCTAACCCCTTTACTCCAGCCCCAAGATGGTTAACGATCTTAGGCGGGATTGTGACTAGTCTATGTACTCCGCGGGAAACCTCTAGTCGTCTGCCCCTCCCGCGGGATGAGTAGCATCAATTCCAAGGGAATCGATAACTGCCACTGCAGATCTGAAACCTATTGCAAACCCACAGGCTGTCAAGTCGCCTTTTTGAACTGCGCTAGAATCCTGCCTAATGGTCATGTTTCTTAGGATCGCGGCAAACCTTACCCCATGCTCAGATCTCATAAAGGCTCCAAGTGCCTTGGCGTCGTCTGCGGTCCACTCGGGTTCGTCTACCCAACCAGTAAATCGTATGAAGTTTAAGATCGCCCTTAGTCTTGTCATGTAATGTCTTCCATCGAAAAGCACAAGTTGTAAACGTGCTCAAATTTGGGTTCTTCGTCCATTGGCAACTCCTTTGGTTCTCCGCCCTCTATAAGCCAGCACCTATAGCCAATTTTGTTCATTATGGTGCGAATGTCCTGGTACTTGTGACCCATTTGGGCCAATCCAAAATTATTGATTTCAAGAGCTACAATTGGAAGATTCTTTTTAAGAAGCCCGATCATTCCGTTTAGTGCCAGGACCTCGGACCCCTCAACATCCATCTTGATGAAGTCCACCTTTCCGATTGAGTTGTAGTGATCCAAGGCTATCGAATAGGAGGCCATCTTCTGTGGTGATACCCTGCTCTTCTCGTTGAAGGAATGCTTCCCACAATCCCACAGCGAGTGACCACCATCGTTGTCTTGGTTGACCCAAAAGTATATTGGCTTTGAATCTTCGGATACGGCCCAGTTGTGGGGCCTTATGTTCTTAAAGTCATTCAGTCCGGCATTCGTCATAAGTCTTGAGTAGTTTTCTGGGTTCATCTCAAACGAGTAGACCGATCCGGATTCTCCGACCAGCTTCGCTGCGATCATGCTGAAGAATCCAACGTGGGCACCAATATCAAGAAACGTATCTCCACGTTTTAGCTTTTTGAGCATTAGGGCGAATAGTTCGCCCTCATATGCAGCCCCCTGTTCGAGGTGCGAGCCAATAAATTTTTGGCTTACGTTTGAGTAATCTAAAAGTATTTTGACCGCTCCGTCCGCAGCCTTGCCCAGGTTTATTTCAAATATCTTCGACTGGTCACTCACACCATCGGTTGTGCCATCTCTGGAGGCATTTGTCCAGCCATTTCCGGAGGAAGCATTTGCCCTTGGGGCCCTTGCTGTTGCTGGCGTTGCTTTGCGTTGTTCATCTTCTTGAGTTCAGCGGTAATCGCCCTGGCAACGTTAGGATCAATCTTCTCGAGCGCCTCTAAGTGCTGAGTCAAGTGCTGTCCAATCGCCTGTGCCGTAGCCTGGTCGACCTGACGGAATCCCTTTTCCGCGGCCTGCTGGAAGTCAAAGATGATCTCGAGGTGAGCCTTATGATCGTCGGTAGGCTTGATGGAAATTGGGAACGCGGTCGTCATCATGGCCGCAAGTTCCTTCGCCTGCTCTTCGCGTTGTTCCTGCTGATTCATCATTGGATCTTGAACCAGGCGACGCACCAGGCTCGGATCATCTAGCTCAAGTACTGACTTAACAAGTTCAGCCTGGTTGATGAACGGAGACTGTCCGAGTAACTGCATCCGAGCCACAGCCTTCTGAAGTTGGAACTGGCGAGTTTGGAAGTCGTAACCACCCTTGGGCATGATTGAATACTGTTCGTGCAGTGCTTCCGGTGGCACCGTGCCGGTATCCTCTGCATATCGATAGTTCAGATCCTTCTTGTCGTACTGCAGATAGATTGCCCAACACTGACGGAACAGGCGACCTAGCGACATTCGGAACAGACGGTTCCTCAAGTCGGCTCCCGCGGAACCGGTGTTCACCAGTGCTTGAATCTCAGTGGCAGTTTTTCTGGAGCTACCGGGTTCCGAGGGATTGTTACCGACTCCGAAATCAATTGTTCCAACCCTCTGCTCCGCCTCTGCTCGTTCGTCGTACATGACGCGCATGAAGTCCATTGGAGGGGTAGTCATCTGAACTGGCTTGATGCCCTGGGGCAAGATCTGACCAGGTTGCATTTTTAGGTTGGCCATGTTCAGCGAGACAGGATTGTCAGCCTGGAATAGGGGACGGTTTGCAAGCTCAAGGAAGTCGAGCATGGAGTTCTTCAGCTTCGCCAGCGTCATTTCGTTAGCCGCCAGAATCTCCGCAAGTCCGCGGGATGAGTAGAATCCGCCGTTGGTCAACTCATAGCTAAACTCTGTAAAGGGACACTGGCCGTGCTTGTATGGAAGTACGAAATCTTCGCGCACTGGATCTGTCGTTGCTAGGGGCGAGTACGTTGCAACATTCCACTCGTCGTCTTCGTTGCGAGTGTAAATCTCCCAAAGGATAATGCGGTCTGGGCGAGAGTCGTAGGTGATACCTTCGCGTTGGTAGACTGCCTGCTCCTTCTCAGTATTGATACCCTCGAACTTTGTTCCACGTCCGGAAATCCTCTTAATGAAATCCTCGTCTTGGTTGTAGGCCGCTACGCGCTTGTACTGCTCCACCGATAGAACCATGACATGGCAAAGGTAGTCGGCGTCGTCTAGGGCAACAGTCTGGTCGGGCACAATAAACCTGGTCGGATCGATTGCTTGGAAAATGATCTCTTTCTTGCCCTCGTCCCAAATCGATTTGAGCACAGCCCGACCAAACAAGAGCATGTCGTCGATTAGTCTTACGATCTCAAATTGGAATGCAGTACGCTCCCGGATCTTGTAATCAAAGTAGCGTTCTGCTGTGACTGTGAGCGGGACCAACTGTTGACGCATAGGAACAAACCCAGCAACAACATCGTTACCGAGAGCCGAGTTAACGTAGTTGGGTTTAAGTCTTTCAATGATGCGATCGATCAAGGCGACGTGCATGTCCGCCGCGGTGGGCCATGGCTTAACTTTACGACGCATACCGAACGTACGCATTTCATAGAACTGCCTCTGCCGGGCGTCCCACGTTGCACGATTCTTCAGATCCCGGAGGATGCGCGTATGGAGTTCGTTATTTATTGGTTCCATTATTTCTTACCCTTACTTCGTATTCTAAATCGTTTACTGTATTAATTGCGTCGTATGCCCAAGATTGTACGTCTGGAGTTGACTTCTTGACCTCTTCAAACCTTGGGTCGTTGATCAGTCTGTCCGAGTTCCCCGACGTTCTCACTACCGGCGCTACGCTTGCGCAACCACCAAGCACTAGTGCTGAAAGCATTATCAATACGACCGCGACTCTCGGACCACTCTTTCTTGATTGCAGACTCATTGCGCTCGCGCTCCCCGGGGAACAATCCTACAATTGCCTTGAGCAATTCGATAAGAGCGCCAATCCACGAAAACACAAAATGTTATTTGGCGTCGGCGGCCTTGATCAATCCAACCCCAGCAATGACAGCGGCGAATAGTATCGCAAGGTCAGGCACTTTGCCTGTCTTCAAAAATTCCACCGCTGCTCCAGCGACGGCTACTACGATTGACAAAACTCCAGTTGCAGTTGTTTTCCAGTTCATGTTGTTTTCCTCCCGGTTTATCCCCCAACATCCCAGCCGGACATTTCGTTGTCCGCGGATGCTTGCTTCATCAGTTCAAGCAAAGATGGACGCGTGTATGCCATTGTCAAGTCATAGTCGAGTCCAGAGTTGTCGCATGCCATTGCGACCGCGTCGGCCCTATCTGGGGATGCTACACCCCTAGACCGCATTGCATCCTTGGACTCTAGCCCCAGCTTTCCACGCGACGTGGCCTGAGCTCTCCTGGTCACTAGCTGGCTTTTGAGGATATCGTCGTCGGGCAGGATAATGTCGCAAGTGTCGATCTTTCTGGCTAGCCGGTGCCACATCTCGGAACCCTTGTTCTGGTAGGCGTCATTGTCCCTAGCGTTGCCACCGAAATTGACCCGGTTGACATTCCACCCTGCTTCGTTCAGCGCGTCGCACATAGGCAGACCAAGACCACCGGCATCCGCAAATACTTGCTCTGGCTTAATCCCGGCCTTCTTTAGCTCCATTATGATCCTACCAACCGTAGCCATCGTATCCCTTTCGCGCCATGTGATCAGTGGCAATATTCGGTTACCCTCCCTAATGGCTATAGCATTTTCGTCACCACCGGCTGAGAAGTCTACCCCAGCCGCCTTGTCCGCCCCATTTGGCATAGGCGGATTGTTGATACAATTATCGTAGCTGCCGAGGCTTACAACTAGGCGCTCTTCCCCAAGGTCCATGAATTCAGCCTTGAGCATTGACTGAGTGAATGGGCTGTTTACCCCATAGCGTTGCTGGATCTCTTGTATGTACAAAGGGCTAATATGTGGACAGTCCCATGCCGTGGCCTTAGTCTTTTTCCACAGATCTGCCTCTTTTGTGAAACATCGGTAGAACTGGCCTACCGGGGCTCCAGGGGAACTGGCGACCAGTAATCTAGTTGGTTGGCACCGAAACACTGAAACGTAGATGGGGTCTTGGACGGTCTTGGCCTCGTCGACTACATACATGAGTGGGGCGCTTTCATGGTTAGCCGCGTGGAAACCCTCCGCCCGGCCTGCTGATTCGTTGTCATTGCCTGCTGTAAAGCCCAGAATACGACTTATACGCCCCGAGGCATGCTTGAAGCGGATTTCCCCACTGGTGACCTCAACCATGTCGCCAAAGGGCCTGAGAAGGGCTTTAATCGCTGGCCATAGTACCGATTCGACCTGGCGATATACAGACGCTGTAACGACGGACAGGGACTCCTCAAAGCATACCATATGCCAGACAAGGGCCGGAGCGATCACGTTGGAGGTCTTCCCAGATCCGTTCGCAGCTACTAGGGCTACCCGGCTGTAGATGGGGGCTAGGTTATTCATGACCTCTTTTTGCCAGGGGTACAGATTCAGCTTTAGAACACCCTGCGCAAATCCTGCCGGTCCAGCCTGCTCGTCAACCTTGGAAGCCGGGCCGGGTTTTGAAGACCCCTTTTTATTTTTAGCCGAATTTCTGAGGGGGGTCGCGCGCGCGCGCGCGCGTGTGGGGGGCCCCCCGGGGGGGGTGTCGTGGGGGGGTACGATTGTTTGGGGTGTCGTCTCCATATTTTTATTGACTCCCAGCCGCGGTAGAATATGATTGAGTTATTGCCTGTTTCATAAGTCGCACAATGAGTCTTGTATGGACTTGCCCTCGGAAACGACCTTCGACCCCGACTTCCCGGCATACTTAATTTTGTTCGCGTTGACAAGTAGCGCAGCATCGGCCGCGGTAAAGTGCACGTTCGCTATCGATCCTCCAACCTGGACTCTGGCCTGTTGACCGAAATGCTCCTGGGCCCTGCGCTCAATACGCCAGGCGGCCGCTTGCCATGTCCCCTTTTGTGCCGCCCTGTCAATGACTTCCAGCGCGCGGGTAATGTGAAGTGCTTCCGCTTTTTTTAAGCGTTCCGCGACGTGGGGCCTAGCGGTGAGGAATCTTGATAGCGTGGACTTTGCGATACCAAGTAAGTCCGCAATCATAGCGTATGGGAACCCCTTACTCAGCGCAGTTTCAACTATTGTCAGATGCTCCTCGGTAATCTTGGGCAATCCCCTGGCGCCAATGGCAACGTCCGGAATGTGATTCGGAACTTCGTTCATGAGTGTGCGCTCTTTGTCCAGGCGCTTCTCATCCACCTTCTCAATCTTCTTCTCGGGGAAGCGTAACTTCATACGCCTCTTCTTCTGCCTTGGAACATGACCAGGAACATGGTCATGTTCTTGGTTAGGGCTAGAGGCTAGATCCTTTGGACTCGTAGTAGTTGGCAAGCTGTTGGAGTTTCCAGATGCATTCATTGACTACAGTCTCCCCGACCTCATCACTACATCTCTGGTTGCAATTGTTGAGTAGCTTCCAAAA